GTGTCGGAGGTACAGCCCATTCAGGAGCAGGAGCAGCTGCACCAGTAGCCGGTGATGCTCCAGCACCAGTACCCGCAACTACAGGGGTCACACCTATCCAACAGGCACTCAACTTGCTGGATGGCAAGACCCAACAGGAATGGAACAACATTGTGTTCCAAGACCCGATTGTCAAGGCTGATGCAGCCCTGACCAACTCCATCATCGGTGGTACATTCCTTTCTCCAATGGTGGAATCTGGAATGTTAACCGTGGATGAGAACCAGATTTATCACGTAGTACCACAAAACTAACATAATAGGGAGTGGCGGAAGAGAGACGCAGCGCCGGCGGATACGCGCTTGGGGGCCACACCGTCTACAAGCCCCCCAGTCTACGGGAGAATGGCCCGTGGCTCCCCTACAATAGAGGTAAATCATGTTACAGTGGTTCAAATGTCCAGATTCCCAAATCACTGAGGTAAAAGATTGCCTCAACAAGTGTAGGATGGGTGAGCGTTGTCTTACCTTACCTACTCTCACCGTACTCTCCACTGAACGAGAATGGAACGGAATTGCATCAACAACCCAGCTACTAAACGGGACGATGATGGAGTTCCTTAAACTAACCCAACCCTATGTAGTAGACCCTGATAGTCGAGCCTTTATGTTGGCTGGGTCCAGACACCACAAGGTACTGGAGGAGGCAGCCGAGCTACTTGGGTTGCCAGCAGAAATTGCTCTTAACATAGATAGGGACATCTTCGACCTTCTGGAGCCAGAGGAATGGTGCTGTCCGGAATGTGGCCATAAGGAAGGAGAATGATAACCAAAACCTTGATTTGCGGTTACTGTGGTAAGGAGTTCCAGAGAACTGATTACCCTAGTAGGTTCAAGATGCATGAGGATGCCTACTGCAACAAGTATTGTGCCATGGTAGGTGCTAGGGAGAAGTTCAGACCATATCAAGGAATAGTACTAGGCAACCACGGACACCTAATGTCCAGAAAGCCAAACCATCCTAACAGGAACAAGAACAATCAAGTACCATTTGCTAGCATTATAATGGAGGAATTCCTAGGCAGGTACCTAAGGCCAGATGAAATGGTACACCATATGGATGAAAACCCATTAAACAATGATATTTCCAACCTCAGGTTAATGACCATAGGTGAACACGTTACCCTACATAACAGCCTAAAGGAGAGAGATAGCTATGGACGGTTCACAAAAGCCCTGTCCTAAGTGTGGCAAGGCAATGAAGGTCAAGGCGTGGTCCCTAACTGACCTCAAGAATTGGGGCAGCTACCGAGTGGCCAAAGCCTTAGGTATTGTTGAAACTGGAAAACAACCAGACCCTAGTGGAGCAACCTACAAGAAATCAGGTTATTGGGGCAAAGCTGGTACACCCAAGATGGTACCAGTGTTTCAGAGGATGCCTCAAGAGGCTGATAATTGGGAAGCGGAAATGCAGTTGAACCGGTATAGGGTAATGCTAGAGGATAGAAGCATACCCATCAAAAGGATGCAAGTTCAGGTCACTGTCAGGGATGGTGGCCTTGCCGTGGCTAGGTCAAGAGGTATCGAGAGGAATACCTGCATGATAGCCATACCTGAGATAGACAATGAGGAGATTCTGGAGTACTTTGATAGTAAGGCTACCGACCTTACCAAGGCTTTGGCTGATGGTAAGTGGGATATACCTTGTGATGAAAAGGAGAACTGGCAAGGTGTAAGGTGTAGCCGATTCTGTGATGTGGCAAGGAACTGTCCTAAGGGATTGTTGGCACAGACAGGAGAATAGGATGAAAACTGCCATATACATTGAGGATGGACTAACTCAATTGGTACTAACACCTGAAACAGACTTCGAGAGCCACATAGTACAGCAGGTTGAGAAAGGTGGCCAGGAAGTAAAAGTACATAGTGGGGAGTTCTTCCGCAATCAGGCTAATTACATTGTCCACCCCATAGGATGGAAATCTAGGGATGAAAGCCTTATCATCACCATGAAAATAAAGGAGACTGAGGAATGATAGTAGGCTGTTGGGGTGAGGACAAATCCTGCAAAACTACCTTTGCTCTCACCTTTCCTAAACCAATGGTATTCATGGAACTAGATATTGGTGGGTTTGACCGTGCCATTTACAGGTTCCAATCTGAGTTCGACTCAGGAGCCATCAAGTACGAGGCTTATCCTCTACCCATGACCTTTGGTAAGTTTGACCCCGCCAAGTTGGAGGTCAGACCTAGCAAGGTCATTGTTGGTATGAAGGAACTGTTCTACGAATGGGCCTCCAAGTACATATCCCATTTGAAGGACGACAACATCAAGACCATTGTCATTGACACTGCCACTCTACTCAAGACCATCACCGATGATTGCTACCTGCAGGAACTACAGGAGAATCAACTACCAATAGACAACTTTGGTAAAGGCAAAGACGGTAAGCCAATGCGAGTCCAATTGTTACAGATTGAGTACCGTGAACCTAACAACAGGATGAGAGGTATCCTTTACCAAGCTAAATCCAGCAAGAAGCACCTAGTATTGGTCCACCATGCCAGAGATAAGTATGGACCAATGCCTACACGTGATGGAAGCATAGCTACTGGTCCAACTGGCAAAAGGGAGAGAGCAGGATTTGCCACCCTCGGTGATAGTGCTGATGTTATCCTCCACAACTACTGGGATAAAACCAAGATGAAGCCTTATGCTGAGGTGGAACTAGCTGAGGTGAAGGCACTAGAAGGTATGGTCTTTGAGGAGCCAAGTTACCAGCTATTGGAGTCCTCCATTCGATTCCATAAAGCAAATGCTCTGGCAACAGGCAATAATGACACAGCACAAGCGACGTAGAGCACACGTTAGCAACTTCGCTGAACATTTGTACGCTGATTCTGTAAGCTATGCTCAGTGACGACCTGAGTGCGTTAGGAGAGTAGTTGAGCGTGAGAAAAAGGTCACAATCTAGACCATTACTACCAGCCGCACACTTGGCAGTTATGAGGCGGGACAATTACTTCTGTGTGTACTGCGATAACCTGGCCGATGTAGTTGACCACGTTATACCATACAGGATAGGCGGTAGGTCAATACGGACTAATGGTGTTGCCTGTTGTACTAGATGCAACATGCTCAAAAGAGGTAACAGAACTATGGTGGTATATGGCCTGACCTACCTAGCAATCAAAGGTGAAAGTCTCAAGTGGCTATTCAATGATATTAGGAACGGACTAATAGATATGGATAGGCTTTGAGACTAACCAAAATTGAGTTAGGAGCAAGAAGGATGGAGAATATCATTGAGGTAGGGGACGAGATAAAGTCAAAAGGTGTGACTCACAAAGTTACTGCCGTGTATAGGGGCAAGTACGGTATAGCCATAGAGACTGTACTTATCGCAGCCATCACCTTACATATTGGTATGGTTGGCGCTGCGTTCCTACCATATGAACTGCCTCCATCTGAGGTGGAGTACAACTGGTATGGATGGTCAGCTAAACTATGGGCTACCCTCTCAAATGGACAGAAAGTAGGAGTAGTAACATTCTCTCGAAGTGAATCTAGGGGATGGGGCAACATGGATGATTATGATGCTGAATGGGAACGTACCCTAGAATCCATGAAACTAGACAAGATTATGGAACCTCAATCCCGTCCCTTCACCAAGCAGTCAAGGCCAGATGTACTATGACCATTCTCCTTGATGTATTCGAGCCGGAACAAATCCAAGACTTGGTAAGTCAATCTGTCCCAGTCTCCCGAATGTCCTTAAACTCTAAAGGCTATGCTGATTACCTGTTCCATGCTTTTGATAGCCACCGGATTCAGATAGAGCGGAAACAGATTGATGAAATCCTTGGTGGGATGGACCATGTTGAGGAACAACTCAGGAGAGAATTGTCCAATGGGGTTGAGGAAACAATCCTACTCATTGAGGGTGTTTGTGAACCAATAGCAGGGTTGAAGATAGCCACACAGTCCTGGCGTAGGGCTAAGGATAAGAGGATTCTAGTACCAGGCCATCAATACAATGTATCCTATACTGGACTACAGGCTTGGAAGTCTCAGTTGGATAAGGCTGGGATAACCATAGTAGAGACCTTTGATTACACCGCCACTGCCATGACATTAGTGGCTTTGTACCAAAATGCTCAGAAGGAGGAGCATAAAACCCTCAGAAGGTACATCAAGGATAGGATATATGTAGAGAATTACAATCCTCATGTACTATCTCTAATGTCCATCAAGGGTGGAGGCATTGGTGAGGAGAAAGCTAAAGCATTGGTGGACAGATACGGAACCTTCTGGTTTGCAATCAATCAGGATGCTGAGGACATAGCAGAAACACAGGTAGGTGGGAAAAGACTAGGGTTGAAGTC